GAGGTTTTGATATTTCTCAAGTAGTGTGGGTTTAGGATCGACAAGAGTTAAGATCTTATCAGATGATAACATAAATTCATTTTGAGTGGTAGCTTCCACTAACCAAGGAGTCAAAGTGTCACTATCTGTAACAACCATTGGTTCAGTTAATTTACAGTCAGGTTCACCTGGAACTGCTGCTGGCATTTCCTCAATCTGTGAGACCAACTTTAGATTGTTGGTTAGAACTATCAGTTGTATCTGTTTTTCCATTTTGTTTTAATACCTGTGTTTTGTACATGTCAAGAACTTTATCTATTGGAGTTACCATTGTAACCACCCACTCTGAAGTCAATGGGACTTGTTCTTCCTTTGCCAAAGGAGCCCACGGATGCATCCTAATTCTTACTTCCGATGAATGTTCAGTATTTGAATCATCCTCTTCTGCAGTTAAGGGAGCATTGCTCGTCAATTTAACCACGCATGGTTTAGTAAGTAAGTAACCCATAACTTTATTGTCAGGGGTCATCATCTCCTTTATATCAGCAATTACATCTTCTCCAGATTTTAGAACCAAAATTTTAATGGTCATAGTTAAATCATACCTCCTTGTATTATATCACCAATGACCCAAGACTGCAACCCGATCATTGATTGAACATCTTTTACCACTTCTTCAGGAACAACCAAACAATATCCAATACCAAGATTGAATACCTTCTTCATCTCTTCTTCTGGTATCTCACCAGCAAGCATAATCTTACTAAAGATTTCTGGCATTCTCCAAGAATTATAATCCACATGTGCAGTTAATCCATCTGGAATACAACGTGGTAAATTTTCTGGAATACCACCACCAGTAATATGTGCCATACCAAGAATAGGAAAATCTTTCAATAACCTATTTACTATTGGTGCATAGATGGTTGTGGGAGTAAGTAACTCTGGAGTATCTGCCCATGCTATCTTATGTCTCCATAACATTTCATTAATCAAACTATATCCATTACTATGAACTCCACTACTTTCTATACCAATAATCTTATCTCCTGGTTTAATAAGACTTCCATCTAAAATTTCAGTCTTCTCAACTATACCAGTACAAAATCCAGCAAGGTCAATATCATCATCATGTCCAAATGGAGGAGCACATTTAGGATGTTCAGCAGTCTCTCCACCTATAAGTTCTATACCTGCTATCTCACATCCCTTAACAACACCTTCCATTATATCATCCACAATAGGAGATAACTTACCAGTAGAAATATAATCTAAAAAATATAATGGTTTAGCACCACAAGTAATTACATCATTGACACACATTGCAACAAGGTCAATACCTATAGTTTTCCAGTCCCTTGATATCTTACAAATATTAATTTTAGTTCCAACACCATCAGCACCAGACACTAAAATAGGTTCCTCGTAACCACGAGGAACCTTAAACATACCGCCAAAACCACCAATGGTTGGTGCTTTCTTTTTTAGTCTTTCTACAAAAGCATTACCTGCTTCAATGTCAACACCTGCAGTTTTATAATCCATAACAAAAAATAGTTTTAACTATTTATAGCCAATCTTTACGAGCATAATGTTCTGGAACAATCTTACTAACTGTTACTGTTAGTAATCCATCTTCAAAATCAACTGACTTAACTTCTGTATCATCAGTTATAGTCCAAGATCTACTAAAGGATCTTTGTGCTAATCCTTGATGGGTATAGTTAGACTTTTCTGTACTCTCTTCTTTACCACCTTCAATATTAAGTTTACCATGTTCAGTGTAAACCTTAATGTCTTTCTTTTTGAAACCAGCAAGAGCAACCTCAAGCTTTGTTTCTACATTGTTTACCTGAATAATATTGTAAGGGGGATAATTCTGTTGTGTTGGAGTATGAAAAAAACGATCAAGATAATCGTCCATTCCTATTCCATTTTGTCTAATTACCTTCATCAATTCTGGAAGGTTTTCGACATGATACCTTGCTAGGTTACCCATGATAGTAGCTCCTTAATAAGCGAGTTTGTGTTTTGTGAACCCTTTCGGCGTTCATCTATATTTATAGCACAGACCATAAAAAAACGGGGTCGTAAACCCCGTAGTTTTCTATTCGGTTTCCTGCGGTTTAGTCTTCTTACCTATATTATATTTCTGTTCTAGTATCCAATCTCCTTTGTCTTTGTATGCAAGAACCTTAATTTGATTAAGAGGTGCTATGTCAGTAACATCAGTTTCCTTGACTATTGATATTAAACCCCAATCAGCAAGGAGACGAGCAATACGATTCCTACGCTGAACATCGTTAGATGTAAGGTTTGCATGTTTCCCATCAAGGGCAAATAACTCCTTGAAGTGAACTATAAAATATCTTCCCTGCTTATGAAGAATGTGGCAGGACTGATATAATTTCTTTTCTTTTCTACTTGCTACACCAATTCTTGTTAAGGTTTCTCTAACCTTAAGAAAATCATCTGGTTCATTCAGCATGACCTCTACCATGCTATCCTGCGTCCATTCTACAATGGGCTCAGCTGTTACAGTCATCTCATTCCTCCAGTATCAAGTCGTTGTTTAATAAATTTAATTTGGTCGGGGGTTAATATCTTCAAAGCATTTGCTGCTTTTTCGTTACTATAACCATAGTATTGTTTGATGATTTCGAGGTCTGTGACTTTATCCTTGCGGAGCCAGGGACTAAATCTTTTCTTTTTTCTCAAAGTATTTAGATAAAATGAATATTGCATGTCTTTATCAAGGAAAGAATATTTATTCATCTCATTCGCAAACAGTACACAATCAAGGTGACCTGACAAACAACGATTGATAATATATGGAGCATAACCCTTTATAGCATCAGGGTCTTCCTCTACCAAATTCTCCTTGGTAAAGTTAATAGAATTTAACCAGTCTTTAAGTTCAGTCATTTCGGTAGTTTCCTATTGAAGTTCCAGTATCCAAATGATTGCCAAGTATAATATATCCCACATAAAAATTTCTGCACAAAATATTCTAGAAGAAGTATTGAAACAATAATATATTTTTCAATCATCTTATAATTTGGATATCATCATCTTCTGTCCAGAGTTCAACTTCAGTTCTAAAGCGATTATCTCTGTGAAGATTTTCATATCTCTTGGTTGCTTTTCTCTTCCACCAAGAAATAATATTATCCAAATAAAACTTATCCCAATTAGGACCACGAACCAATTTCTCATCTTTACCAAGAAGAACCTCCCTTATATTACCATAACCATAATCAGATGTATAAGATCTTTTTCTTTGAGTAAGACCAAATGCCTGTTTAATAACACGATTAAACTCTGCCAATTTCTCCTTATCTTTTAAACTGTTCCTAATAATAGAAACCATCTTTGTCTGTCTTTTTAACTTTTTAGAAGATGCTCTATTCTCTGTCAAAGGTGTATTATTATTCAGATAAGTAAATCGATTATGAAGTTTATGAAATACATCATCATGGAGCAGAGGAAGGAACTTACTATCCGTTAGACCTTTATACCTTATGAATGGTTTAAGTCCATCATACTGTGATGCAGAGGTCGTAGAACCATACAATGAAGTGGTCTCAAACCAACCAATATCCTTTTCAAATACTTCATTCAAAGTCTCTCTTGCAAAATGAGATACGCACATCAATGCAAGTAACTTACCTCCAAGATAATTATATCCAAAAGGTTGAGAAGGAACAATAGCAAATCCCATCGCAGAGTGACGATTAATTAAAGTAAGATTTGCTGGTTCACCTAACCATTCATTCCTTGGTTTAGAATTAATAGTCGGAGAACCAAAACGAATAAACCCAACTATCTGTCCACTATTCTTTTCATATACTATCCAACGCAATTCTCTACCAGGAATATTCTTCTCAATAACTGCAGAAGAAGTTGCAGTTAAAAGTTCATGATAATATGCTTGAGGTACAGACTGTTGAAATCTCTCTCCAACAAATCTAACCTCAAAGTCCATTTCCTCTGGAGGAATGTCCTCATTAAAGAACTCATCCTTTAAAGAAAATAATGAACTTCCTCTTTTTTCAACTGCTGATTCCTTTGTAAAACGAATGTAATCTTCAATAGTTTTAAATCGTCCAAAGTAATCAATAAATTGATCAGCAGCCCATATAGCATCTGATTCACTTATTATCATAATGTAGGTATTTTAAGATTTTTTGCTAAACCTAGTCGATGTAATACTACTATAATATACCAAGTCAAGTCAAACTGACCTTGTAAACCATGTTTTGCTGATGAAGGATATGCGTGATGATTGTTGTGCCATCCCTCACCAAAAGCAATCCATCCCATCAATCTATTATTAAGTGCTTGGTGAGGATGGTTAAATGGTTTTTCACCCCATGTATGACAAACAGAATTTATACACCATGTCAAATGATATACAACTACAATCCTGACTGGAATACCCCATAGTACATAAGTCCATCCACCAAGACT